CCTACCAGGCCCCCCAGTACACCCCTCAGCCCCCGCAGCAGGCATACCAGCCCCCGCAGCAGCAGTACGCCCCGCCCACCCCTCCGGGCCAGTCGGCCCCGGTGTGCCAGATGCACGGGCAGCCTGCGAACTTCAAGGCGGCCGGAGTTTCGAAGTCCACTGGTCGGCCGTATGACGCCTTTTGGACGTGTGCTGCGAATGACCGGAATTGCACTAAGGCGTCCAACTTCCCCCGAGCGTAGGGGGATAGCCTTTGTGGGTAATCCAGAGAGCACGGGAATTTGATTCCCAGTCAGGCACTCCGATTCCCACGGTATTCGACAGGCTGAAAAATGTTTCGGCTGAATTCAGGTATGGGCAACTACACCTGATTGCTGCCGCCCCTGGCATCGGCAAGTCAATCCTTGCACTGATCGCAGCTATTGAGTCCGGCGTAGAGACTATGTATTTCTCTATGGATTCGGATGCGGCTACGCAGTATTCGCGGGCCGCTTCTATTGTCACCGGGGATCAACACTCGACGGTACAAGAGGCTGTTGCCAGGGGGCAGGTGGGCAAATATGACATCGCCTTGAATAAGGCGAGAAACATTCGCTTCGTCTTTGACTCCAACCCCACCACGGATGAAGTCAACGAGCATTTGCTCGCCTACGGCTACGCCTATGGAATGTGGCCTCGTCTAATAATCGTGGACAACGTCGCCGACATCTTTGCCGAAACAGAAGGTCATGAGGGTCTTAATCAGACCATGGAATGGCTCGCTGCTTTGGCCAAAAAGACCGGCGCGTGCATCATCGGATTGCATCACGTCACCGGAGAGTATGAAGCTGGTGACATTGTGGTCCCGCTTTCGGGCTTGCGGGGAAAGATTAGCAAAAAGCCTGTTCTCATCCTCACTTTGAACAGGGTTCCTAACAACGACACGCATCTTAATGTCGCTGTGGTCAAAAACCGTGGCGGTATTGCCTCTGCGAGGGGCACGCATGGTTGTTGGCTTTCAATGGACTTGAGTCGCATGTGGGTTGAGACCCGGATAGCTAGGGCCGCGTAGCGGAAGCTGTCACCCGTTTCTTGATAACTCAATAGTGGACAGCCCTATTACCCCCTGAGAGGGGGATTAATGAAGCCTGCACAGGCTAAGCGCTTGGGGTACGACTGGGAGATCTCATGTCGAGACTTCCTCATTGACGAATACCCCGATGTAGAGCGCAATGGAACCAGGTACGGCCCCAAGGATAGGGGCGATCTGGGATCTGTGACCGACTGGACCTTGCAATGCAAGAACACGAAGGTTGACCAGTGGGCAAAGTGGTTCGCAGCAACCCACATTCAGTCAGTCAACAACAAGACCCGATGGTGGGCCGTCGTCAGGAAGGCCCGTGGTAGAGGCACTAGCGAAGCCATCTTCTGCATGCCTTTCCGAAAAGGCAAAGAGCTGATGACCCACCTTCGGAACCTGGAAGCCGAAAACGAAAAACTCAAAGAGCGAATCAAGGAGCTCGAAAATGATTGACGACTTCGCAAAGCAGGACATGGTTCGTGGCGTGTCTCTGGACGACGTTTTCACGCGACCGGAGATCGGTACTCCAGAGGAGAGTGACGGTGCTGCCATGGTGCAGGCCATGCTTGATTCCATTCAGGCGATGCATTACGACACCAGCCCGAAGGAGCTTGAAGGCTTCTACGTCTACAAGCTTATTTACGGGGACCGGGCTTACTATCCGGTGAAGGATACGCTTCGTCCCCTTAACACGGGCTGGATCATTTTTCAGGATGCCCTGAACGAGTCGGAGACTGCATGGATTACGCTGCCCGCAAAGCAGCAGCAGCCCGTCTATTACTGGGTGCCGGATGTCAGCGAGAAGGCTAGTGAGAGCGTGGTCGAGAATTACGGTCTCAAGGTCGCTTAGTGCTCAATATCCCTGTCTACCCCATCATTAAGGCCCTAAGGCCGGATGCGTGGATTAGGGAACCGGATGACAGGTGGGCCGCTACAAAGTGCCCTTTTCACGAGGATTCACAGGCTAGCGCGTCCATCTGTCTTTCGGGTTTTAATTGCCACGCCTGCGGTATCAGGGGTGACGCTATTGCACTTTTGAAGGAGGTGGAAGGTCTCGACTACCCCAGTGCCCTCGCAAGAGCGGCGGAAATTCTTGGAAGAAGCGAGGAAGACCTATCAGGAAAGCCTGACGCCGGAAAGCGACGCCGGAAAGTACTTGACGACGACGAGGGGCCTACGGTGGGACAACGTAAGCTATTTTCGTCTAGGCGTCGTAAACGACCCGCTACCGGGCCATGAAGAGATGCGGGGAATGCTTTCCATCCCCTACCTAGCCCCTAATGGGGACACGCTCACAATCCGTTTCAGGCGCTTAGGTGAGGATGGGCCAAAGTACCGGTCCATGCACGGGGACACTCCCCGGCCTTATAACACGCCTGCTTTGGAGCGTCACACTCTGGATTTCTGGTTGACCGAGGGTGAGCCAGATACTTGGATTCTCCACCAATTGGGCTTGCCCTGTAACGGGTATGGCGGTGCCAATACGTGGAAGTCCCACTTCAGGCACATCTATGCGCAGTATCGGACGGTGTTCGTTGCGTGCGATGGGGACAAGGCGGGCAAAGAGTTTGGGAAAGCTATCGCCACGTCCCTGCCTAATGCTCGGGCTATTGATATGGGCACGTATACGGACGATGAAGGCGAGCATTCGCACGATGTCAATTCGTTCTTTTTGGCGGAAGGGCCAGAGGCCACACTCAGGAAGGTTGGCTATGTCGGTTGACGTTAGCGTTGATGGCGCGGACGCCGGATACTACGACGGATATGACGACGGATATCACGGCTACCACAGGAAGTGTAATGACCCTGATTATCTTGAAGGCTATTTTGACGGGCTTCGGGACTCCGGGGAGCTGGGGTATTACGAAGATTTCGACGAGTGGGAATAGTGGACTAGTAGACTAGATGACTAATCTTTCAGAGGGGGATGCCGTGCAGCATCCCCCGCACTACACGAGCCATCCGAGCGGAATTGAATGCATCCAGGTTACGGAGCATATGAATTTCTGCCTTGGGAACGCGGTCAAATACGTCTGGCGGGCGTCCCTTAAGGGGAACGCCATTGAGGATCTGCGGAAAGCAATCTGGTACCTACAGAGGGAGATTGACTGTATTGAGCGCTATGGCGGATGAAGAGTATGAGGAGTTCGACCTTGAGTTTGATTGGGAGCTGACCCTAGAAACTCTGGTCATGGTGCATTACCTGAACGATCGGCGTTGGGACCTGGATGGCAGGCTTCAGTTCCCGTCGGCACAGGATATTGAAATCAGGGCTAGGGAGATGATTGAAGCTATCCGGGATTTGGGCGGTGGCACATACATCACCCTGAACGGCATGAAGGTTTATACGGATCCCGAGTTTCCGGACTCTTACGAGGTTTACATTAAGGCGGGCCATGCGAGCCCTCGGATTCCGGAGGGCAGCAAGTGACGAATCCTATTGGTATCGACCCTGAAAGGGTCACGGTGGTCCTCCTTAGGGGCGATACGCTTTGGACGCCTGTTTCTGACTTCGTTGTCGGAGAGCCGATTTTTATTGGCGCTGGAGATAGCCAACCGGAAGGGCCGTGGTATCGGTTCATTAACCTTGATGGAAATTACACATATGGACCGCTCTCTGAGCTTTCGGCGGTGGGGGTGAAGAACGATTAGGAAAATCCTTTTCTACCCCGACGTACAGATCCCTTTCCACAACTCTTTACAGGTGCGAGCGCTCAATCGGTTTATGGCGCATTGGCAGCCGGATGAAGTAATCATTATCGGGGATTTCATGGACTATCCTCAACCGTCCACCTGGTCCAAGGCTACTGCGGAGGAATTCAAGGGATCGGTGTTCGCAGACTCCGAGATTGGCAAGCGCGTTCTCGGGGATATGCGGGTCGGCTATCTTGGCCTTTGCAAGCTGGTCCGTGGGAACCACGATATTCGCCCTGAATTGTACTTGAGGCGATATGCGCCAGCACTGGCGGAATCCAACGCTTTCGCTATTGAAACATTGCTGGACCTTAATTCCTTCGGGATTGAGCTCGCGCCGGACTTCTATGAATTTGCCCCCGGCTGGGTGGCAACTCATGGACACCTTGGGATTCAGCTATCCAATATCCCCGGTCGAACCGCGCTAGGAGCTGCGAAAAAGATTGGCAAGTCCGTCGTCATGGGGCACACTCACCGGCTCGCCAAAATGCCTGACACCATCGGGCGAAACGGGGAATTCAATACCCTTTGGGGAATGGAAGTCGGCCACGTTATGGATATGCGGCCGGGATCAGTTCCCCACTATCTCAAGGGTGGATTTGCCAATTGGCAGTCCGGATTCGGAATTGCGTACGTAGACGGGAACAATGTTTACCCGCAAACCGTTTCAATTGACGACGACGGCCGATTCGTTTTCGAAGGAGAGGTTTTCGACGCCTACGGAAGGGGGGCACTTGTTTGATGAAGTGACATTGCAAGAGCTTATGTCTATGGCGGATGATGCTGCCAGACTTGCAGCACGCAATTACAGCGGGATTGAAGCGGAAGATATTCAATCCACCATTATGGAAATTGTTTGCCGGCAACCGGATCGAATTGAAAGGCATTTGGAGCATAAGGGGTGGCTGTGGAGCGTTTTCTATAGCGAAGCGATCCTTTACTGCAATAAGCAGGTTCGCTCTTTCATGCACTATTCCGGGGAATACTTTTACACCCCGCAAGAGGTACGCGACCTTTTGAAGGTCGCCTATGACGGCAGTGTGGATCCGGATGAGATGATTCAAATCACTGAGGCAACTATTTCAATGATGGATCTCAATCGGGCTTTCAATAAGCTCAACTTTCACGAGCGAGACCTTATTGCCCGCAAGTATCAGGGGAAGGTGAAGCTTGAAGCCTCTGACCGCAGGGCTTTCTATCGGGCGACGGAGCGTCTAGCGAGCGTTCTGAATAGGAACATTGAGGATGCCACGCGAGAGCGTGTCGGATACGAGGGGCCTGGCGGGCGCGCTGCTATCAGTAATGCCAAAGCGCAGAACATGACGGAGGATTAATGGAGAGGTTCCTTTTCTGGTTTGGCGTGACCATGCTCATATTGTGGCTAGCAATGATGGCTCTGGTTGTGGACTCTTTCTCCGGGGGTTCGATATGAACGACAGTGACAAGAAGCTCTTACAGGGGTGTGTTTCCACCTTCATTGGACTTTCCCTGTACGCAATGATTGGAGTGATTTTCATCTATGCCATCACCCATTGGTGAAGACCGGCCGCCAGCGCCGGTAAGTTGCTGCGGCTCGTATCAAGCGAGCGAAAAGCATTTCGTGTTCATGGATAACGAGTGGAAGTGTGGAATCAATTGCCCAACTGGGGACCAAGCGGAGAAGTTGTCTACCATCGAACCTATTCCCGACCCAAGCCCACCGGCGACCACGAAGCGTGGGACGAGACGGTCAACCGCGTCGTCAAGGGAAACCTCGGGCTCGTCTCGGAAGACTACTGGCCGTGGGACGAAGCCTCGGAACTCACCGAGCTAATCGAGAACTTCAATATCATTCCTGCCGGTAGGCAGCTATGGGCTTCCGGCGTTAAGGGCAGGCAGTTTCTTTTCAACTGTCACGTCGCCGGATGGGGCGAAACCCCAAGCTCTCATTTTGAGTTCACTTTCATGCGCCTGGCCGAAGGCGGGGGCGTTGGAGCCAACTACAGTGACGACCTTGTAGGCCGCTATGACGGACTCCAGAACCTCCCAACGGTTCACATCGTCTGCGACCCGATGCACCGGGATTACGACAGCATGCAGGCCGCAGGCCACCTCTCGGACTACTACAGCCCCGACTATCAGGGCGCTTATTTTGAGGTAGAGGACAGCCGGGAGGGTTGGGCTGCAGCCCTGGTAGACCTGATCGAGTCTGCATATAACGCTAGCGAGTCCTCAGTACGCGTCTACGACGTTTCCAGGGTCCGGTGTAAGGGCAGTCGCATCAAGACGCTTGGGGGCACTGCAAGCGGTCCTGAGCCTCTCGCAAAGATGCTCCTGGAGATTGGCCGAATCCTCGGAAACGCGTACCTCAACCGGCCGTACAGGCTCACCGGCCTACAGGCGATGGAGATGGATCACGCCATCGGGGAATGTGTCGTCTCTGGCGGGAATCGTCGTTCCGCGAGGATGAGCATCATGAATTGGGCAGACCCCGACATTGTGAAGTTCATTCAGTGCAAGTCCGACAGCTCCAAGCACTGGACTACCAACATTTCGATGGAGGTTGACGAAAACTTCTTTTTCGCCCTAAACAATCCGGATTCCTACTATCACATGCGGGCGAATGAGCTTCTTACGCTTGTCGCCGAAGGCATGCTAAAGAATGGGGAGCCCGGAATCTGGAACGCTGAACTCTCCAACGAGGGCGAGAACAGGTGGCTTCGGGCAACTAATCCTTGCGGAGAAATCGCCTTGGACGAATGGGAGGCATGTAATCTCGGACATTTGAATTTGCAGTCATTCTGCGCAGATGGAGTGTTCGACCTTGCAGCAGCCTCCGAGGCTGCTCGCCTAATGACCCGATTTCTTATCCGGTCCACGTATGGGGATATGAATGACCCCAAGCAGAAGGAGATCCAAGACAAGAATCGACGTATCGGTGTTGGCTTCTTCGGCTACGCCGGAATGTGCGCTCTGATGGGTGTTCGATATAGCGAATCGTGGCATAACATCAGGGTCCGAGAGGTCCTGACTCACCTTAAAAAGGTGGTGGATGAGACTGCACTGATCTATGCGAAGCTCCTGCGCATTCCTGTTCCGATCAAAACGACCACTGTGGCACCCACAGGTACTATCGCGAAAATGCCAGGGGCGACAGAAGGCGCGCATCCGATTTTTTCTCGGTTCTTCCTGCGACGAATCCGGTTTTCCACCATTAAGCCGGAGGAAGTGAAGCAGTTTGACGAGCTGGTAGCGCAAGGCTACGAGTGGGAAGCTGCCGTCAACGAACCGAACACGGTAATTGTGGTCATTCCGACGAAGGAAAGCCTTGTTTCGGAGGTTGAAAAGCTCGGGTTCAACCCCAATATTGTCGAATCGGCGGATGAGATCAGCCTGCCCGACATGCTTTCCGTCCAGGAGATGATTCAAGACCTGTGGGCTGATAATGCGGTGTCTTTCACCGTCAATATTGACCCGTCCAGGTACACCGCGAACGACCTAAAGGCGGCCCTGAAAGAGTTTCTGCCGGAGTTGAAGGGCACTACGGTGTTCCCGGACCTTTCCAGGCCCCAAAGCCCTTACGAGCGCATCACAGAGGCGGAATATGAGGCCCTCACCGGTCCTAAGGCTGTCGCAGATAGCGTTGATGAAGAATGCGCCAGTGGCGCTTGCCCAATCCGATAGAGGAGACAGCAAAATGGCTATGAATTCGTATGAAGTCGCTCTGCTTCGGGAGAAGTGCCAGAAGCTTGCCCACAAATACCTGATGGAGGAGGTTGGCGACCTCGCTATCTGGCTTGAAGGAATCGTGAAGCAGACCCGAGAGGAAGAGGGGCCGGACAAGGTGATTACGATCAGTCGGAACAGTCGCACCGCACCGAAGGATGGCGAAGAGAATTTCTACAGCTTCGCCTCAATTCAGTTCGAGATCAGCGTCGGTGGCGAGATTATCTGATGTTCTTCCACTACCGACAGAACAACAGCGGTGGATGGTTCAAGGTTGATTCCGATGCCGGAATCAGCGTCAATGTCATCGTTGAAGCCGATAGCTCATACAAGGCCAATTGGCGAGCACAGGATATTGGCCTGTACTTCAACGGGGTCGATAACGACAGGGATTGTGAATGCTGCGGAGATCGTTGGGATAGCGTCTGGGATAGTTCTGATGGCGACGAGGTTCCCAGTATTTACGGCAGGCCCGTACATGACCCCAAGGCGCTGATCGGCAGTCGATGGGCCAATGGTCAGCCTGAGGGCTTCATTCACTACGCTGACGGCAGCATGGAGGCCATTTGGGCCGACCCTGAGCAGGATGACCCAGAGGGCTATTGGGGTGAGTACGACACCCGTGTTACTCCGTGGCCCCTGGTAGAAGACCAGATCGCAGCCTGATTTGACCAAGTTTAGGCCCCGTGTGACACTTGGGGCATGGAAGCACTGAATTTCTGGATGGGCATGTACTGGCCGCACATAGTAGGGATCACGGTCCCCCTGGTCACCTACAGACTAACTAAAAAGCTGGCAGTCATCATCCACTACATGTGGATGCGGAAGTACAAATTACCTGACTAGTAGACTAGAAGACTGGGGGCCTCACACAGAGGCCCCCTTTTTCTATGCCTTGGAGGCAAAAATGAGCACCATGGTTAGCAGCTATCACCCGTCGTCGGGTGCCAAGAACACGCTTATCGTGCCCCAGAGTGAGGTGATCGAGTTCAAGGCCGATAGCTACTCGATTGAGGTCACGTTTCAGGCCCTTTCGAAGCACATCATTGAGGGCTTCGTCCACCAGGACGACATTGACGACAAGACGAAGTATTGGAAGACCGAGGAGCTGGTCCAGCAGCTTAAGGGGCTTCGCGACCACTATGCGCGGATGCGCGACCATTGGAAGGACAAGGACGGTGGCCTGTCGCTCGCGCTCAAGTACAGCATGAAGGTTGCAACTATTAAGGAAATCCTTGACACCATGGAGGCCGAAAACTACATCTGGGAAGACTAGTGAGCGTTGACGAAGCTCTAATCATTCCATTGCTCATCGGTTTTGTACTCGGACTAATCGTAGGAGTGAAAGTTAAATGAACGTCAAGCACATCGTAGAGTTTGAATCCACCCTTGTTTCCATCAAGGAACTCAAGGGCATCGTTTCGCGCCTCTCCATTCCGGACAATGCGCTAATCAAGGAGGCGGACGACTCCTATGACATTGTGATCGAGTGGACCGAGGTGGGTTGAGCTGGACAGGATACATTCCGGGAGACTTGGTAAGAGAACTATGGGAGAAGGAACCAATGAACGACCAGACTGGGATGAATACTTTCTCGGAATCGCAGAATCCGTGTCGAGACGTGGTGAATGTACCCGCCGACAAGTCGGCGCTGTCATCGTACGAGATCGAAGAGTCATTGAGACTGGCTACAATGGAGCTCCAAAAGGCCACCGAAGCTGCCTGGAAGGTGCGTGTCCGCGAGGACTCTCGAATGTTGATCCGGGGAGCAGTTACGACACCGGACCGGGAAGCTGTATCGCCATTCATGCAGAGGCTAATGCTTTACTGCGGGCTTCTGGCCCTGAATGTGCAGGAGCTACGCTCTATTGTACCGACTGGCCCTGCGACGGCTGTTACAGGCTCATCCAAGGAGCAGGAATCATCATCATCGTCACCCCAGATTCAAAGTTTCTTCTCCCGTTCTAGCAACTTCATGAAGTGCCAAGAGGAAATCTACAAGGGTGAACCACCTATCGGCTCTATTGTTCTAGACGACAGCGATGATGCATGGCAGCGCAACTATAACGGCTGGACGTGCGCCTATGTCAGCGACAGCGACTATAAGGATTGGAGCTGGGAGAAGCTGAGCAATCGCTATGCCCTGCGACTGATCTACCGGAACTCGCGGACGTAGTTTTCAATAGACTAGTAGACTAGCTGTCCACTGTTGAGAGATCGCATTAAACCCCGGCCTTGAGCTGGGGTTTTTTGTATTTAATACCCGTCACGCTCCGCTATTTGAATTAACGCTCCGTTTGGGCCAGATTTACGCGCACTGCGAG